CGGCTGGTTTAGCTTATTATATAGCTATGAAAAGAGCACCGGATAGAATACAGCTACTTAAAACTGTGTATGAAGAAGAATTTGATAGAGCAATGGCAGAGGATAGAGATAGGTCCGCTTTTAACGTGGTGCCTAAATTAGATTATTATAGGGTTGGTTGATGGCATTTGCTAGTGGTAAATATGCTTACAGAATATCTGATAGATCTGGCTTTAGATATAAAATTAAAGACACTCGCAAAGAATGGAATGGATCTATTGTTGGTAAAGATGAGTACGAAGAAAAGCATCCACAACTTGAGCCTGCAAATGTTAGAGCCGATAATGAGGCTATAAGAGATGCAAGACCTGATGTAGAAGATGATGGTAAAAAGTTTATTGTTTATACTAATACTGGATTAGGTAATCTAGGAAGTTTATTAACAACTTTTAGTGCAACTACATCCGTGGGCACAGTAACAGTGAGTACATCATGAGCTTTACGTTAACAACATTAACATCCTCTATTCAAGAGTGGACACAAAATGATGAGGCTACTTTTGTAGCAGAGATACCTTTTTTTATTAGAAACGCTGAAGAAAGAATATTTAAAGTTGTTGATTTGGATTACTTTAGAAAAAATGTTACAGGAACAATGACTAGTGGTAACAAGTTTTTGCAAAAACCATCTGATTATCTTGCAAGTTTTTCATTGTCGTTTGTAAAAGATAGTGCAAATATTTTTCTTTTACAAAAGGATGTAAATTATATTCAAGAATTTACACCAAATCCAGCTACCACGGGAACACCAAGATTTTATTCATCTTTTGATATTGATAATTTTATTGTAGCACCGACTCCAGATTCAAGCTATGCAGTTGAATTACATTATTATTATAGACCTGCGTCACTTACAACAGATGATTCCGGAAGCACATGGATAAGCACAAATGCACCAGATGCTTTATTGTACGCTTCTTTAGTTGAGGCATACACTTTTATGAAAGGCGAGACAGATCTAATACAATTATATACTGCAAGGTTCACAGAGGCTATAAGCAGACTCAAGTTGTATGCTGAAGGTCAAGAGAACACTGATGCTTTTAGAGAGGGATTAGTTAGAGTTCAAAAACAATAAAGGTAGCAAAATGAAAAAAAAAGTTAATAGTGTGGCTGTTGTCGGTCTTGGCAATAGTTTTTCAGAGTATATACTAGCTAAAATTAGAAGCGAAAAGTTTGACGAAATTTGGGCAATAAATGCCATGTCTGGTGTTATTTATCATGATAAATGTTTTATGATGGACCCACCATCAAGGTTTTTAGATACTCCAAATGCTGGAAAACAAACAAACATAATGGCAGATAGATTAAAAGCAAAACTTAATGTGCCTATTTTTTCTTGCATATTAGATAAAAGATGTCCTGACGTTATTGAATATCCGTTACAAAAAGTCTTAGAAAAAACTAAGTATGCCTATTTAAATAACACTGTTGCTTATGCACTTGCGTATGCAGTAGCAGAAGAAGTTACTGATTTACATTTATATGGAATAGATTTTACACATAAAGCAGTCAATTTTGCAGAAGCAGGTAGAGCTTGTTGTGAGTTTTGGTTGGCTATAGCGGTATCTAAAGGGATAAAACTACACATAGCAAATAGTTCTTCCTTGTTAGATACTAATGTTTCAGAGGATCAAAAACTATATGGTTACCATAGATTAGATGATCCTTTGGTTTCTACAACTACACAAGGTGAAATGTTAATAACTAGAAAATCAAAATTAGATCCACCAGAGCCTTTAGATGCAACACCTAATATAATTGGTAGAGAAGACATTCCGGGCGTAACTTATGAGGAGAAAAAAAATGTTTAATGTAAGTGTTTCAAGTGTGGGAAGTGTTAATGTACATACTTCAGACAAAGGTGGTTTAAGCAATGAGCAAATAGCAGACTTAGCTGTTGATAAGATTGTTAGTATATCCGATCAAGCACCTCCACATATAAGACAACAAGCTAATCAATTTAGAGAGCATCTTAAAAATATTTTGTATCATTATCTTCTCTTGGCAAGGAAGGAAGAGCGTGGTACTATAATCCAAGCCTTGAGATCAAGTGGTCAAAAGGAAACGGCTGAATATATAAGGAGACTCTAATATGGCTATAGCACAAGCAATGTGTACCTCTTTTAAACAAGAGCTGTTAGTGGGGACACATAACTTTACAAACTCAAGTGGAAACACTTTTAAGTTAGCACTTTACGCAGAAAGCAGTGGTGGTAAGTCAAGCACAACTGCAACATTGGGAGCAACAACAACTGCATTTACTACGACCGGTGAAGTTGCATCTAGTGGCACATATGCAACTGGTGGTGGTTCTTTGACAAATGTCACTCCAACAACATCTGGAACAACTGCATTTACAGATTTTGCTGATTTAAGTTTTACAACAGCAACAATTACTGCAATGGGAGCGTTAATTTATAACAGCTCTGCCAGTAACAAAGCTGTTTGTGTTTTAGATTTTACATCTAATAAAACATCAACATCTGGTACATTTACAATACAGTTTCCAACTGCCGACGCTTCAAACGCTATCATCCGTATAGCATAGGGTAACTCCTTATGGCTAACGGTTGGGGACAAGGCACCTGGGGTGCTGTTGGCTGGGGTGGTATTGGTAACACTTCTTTTGCCGTTACTGGTGTTGCTGGTACAACAGCCGTTGGAGATGAAGGGACTACTGCTGGATCTCTAGTAATAGAGACTGGCTTACAAGCAACTGGTTCTATAGGAACAGTATTAGCAAGTAGTATTCACATCATTACACCTACTGGTATTAGTTCTACTGCTTCCCTCGGCACTGTATTACCTAAAATTCCTATAACATTTGGTGTCACTGGTCTTGAAGCCACAATTGGATTTTTAACTGGTTGGGGTAATGATAGCTGGGGTGCCGGAGTATGGGGTGGTGGTGTTTTTGCTGATGTAGGACAAACTCTTCCTATGACTGGTTTAGAAGCAACTGGTCAATCAAATAATCCAACCGTTACTGGAACAAGTATTTTTAGCGTCACTGGTGTTCAAGGTGTTACTGGCCTAGGTGATGAAGCAACTACACCACAATCAAAAGCGTTTGTAACCCAATCAGCCTTAACAGGATCCGTAGGTAATACCACGGAAACTGGTACATCTTTAATTTCAGTCACTGGTGTTTCTGCTTCTATATTAATAAGTGGATATTCTGCTACAACAATAACATACACTGTAACTGTAGTAGGTGGTAATCCATCTAATCATCCTTATTATAATGTGGGGTCTACAAACAAATTTGCTATAGACGGCTCAACAGCTACAGCAGATGTTACTTTAGATTTATTTGAGGGCAATACTTACAGATTCGATCAAAGTGATAGTAGTAATGCTGGTCACCCATTAAGATTTAGCACAACTGCAAACGGAACACACGGTGGTGGCACTGAATATCCAATAGGAATATCAGCAGTTGGAACACCTGGAAGTGCCGGAGCTTACACAGAAATTGTTGTAGCAACAGATGCTCCAACTTTATATTATTACTGCACTAACCATTCAGCGATGGGTTGGACAGCGAACACTCCAATTGTTTACACAATACAAACAACAACTGGAGCACCAGTCACAAATGTTGTTGGAACGACAGCAGTTGGTAGTGAAACTGTTACCGGTAGTTCAGAGGTTGCAGTAACACTAGCTGGTTTATCAATTTCAGCAGGAACTCTTGCACTAACTGGTAGTTCTGTGTTATCTTTGACAGGAGTTAGTGCAACTAGTGCATCTGGTGAGGAGCAAGTTTATAGTTTAATTAAACCCACGCAAGAGGCTAATTGGATAGAAAAGGCGGCATAAATGGCAACATACGTTAATAATCTTAGATTAAAAGAAATAGCTACAGGTGACGAGTCTGGAACTTGGGGTACATCAACGAACACCAATTTAGAATTAATTGGTGAAGCGTTAGGTTTTGGAACAGAAGCCATAACAACAAATGCAGACACACATACAACCACGATAGCAGATGGTTCGGCAGATGAAGGTAGAGCCATGTATATTAAATACACTGGCACATTAGATTCTGCATGTACAATAACCATAGGTCCAAACACTTTAAAAAGAGTTCACATGATCGAGAACGCAACAAGTGGATCACAAAATATAATTATATCACAGGGTTCTGGTGCTAGTATAACTATAGGACCCGGAGATACAAAAGTTGTTTATCTTGATGGTGCAGGTTCCGGTGCAGCAGTTGTGGATGCCTTTGTAGATTTAGATTTATCTGGTGGTTCTGTAAATGTTAGCACAGTAAAAACAAACTCTGGTGATATGACATTTGACTCTGCTGGAGACATTATACTTGATGCAGATGGTGCAGACTTAATATTCAAAGATGGTGGAACAGCTATCGCACACTTAACAAATTCAAGTAGTGATTTTGTTATAGAAACAAAAGTTCAAGACAAAGATTTTATAATTAAGGGTGATGACGGTGGTTCTGGAATAACAGCATTGACAATAGATATGTCAAGTGCAGGAGCTGCAACATTTAACAATGACGTAACTGCTTTCTCTGATAAAAGACTAAAGACAGATATAAGTCCTATAGAAAATGCTTTAGAAAAAGTTATGCAGATGCAAGGTGTATATTATAAAAGAAATGATGTAGAAAATGCTCGTACTCAAGTTGGTGTATTAGCACAAGACATGGAGGGTATAGTTCCAGAGGTCGTGTTAACAGCAGATGATGAGATGCAAACAAAATCTGTAGACTATGGTAAGTTGACAGCAGTTTTAATGGAAGCAGTCAAACAACTAAGTAACGAGGTAACACACTTAAAGCAACAGATCATTAACGGAGGTTAATCAGTGGCAATACCTAGTTCTGGACAATCTTTATCTTTTTCTGCATTGAGAACTGAATTTGTAGGTGGTTCTAGCTCAATCAGTCTTGGGGATCTATATAGAGGTGGCTCTAACATAAGGAAAAAAGCTAGTAATAATCCTGCAACAAACCTCGCCGCATCCATTGCAACATCTGGTGCTCTTGATGTAAGTGATTTTTACGATCAAGCCAAAGGTTTTAGTTTTACATATGCGACTGGATCTATCACAGAGTCAAATTTAAGTGCTCAGTTTGGTGATGATTATGCTGTAGACTATCCTAAAGTTGTAACCATACCAGCCAATACTACTCTTGGTGCAGATGACACTGCTGAATATGGATTAGAAGTTGATTCTGGTGCTTCTGGAACTATTACCATTACAAATAATGGAACTATTATTGGTGCTGGAGGAGCAG